CTTTGTTTTAGACACCCAATCCATAATTAATTTAATGTCTTTATCTTGAACTCTATTAATTATATTTTCATATAGTGTAATGGATTCAAATACGAATTCTTTAGCAATACTCTCACTTAAACCCTTATTTGAGTTTAGTTCATCATATAGATAAAATAACTTAGAAATATTTTTATTACCAATAACCAATTTATTGAATGTTTTTATTTCATTCTTAAATGTATTATTACTATATGACTCCAATAATAGAGTTTCAATTTTCGTTTTTAATATACCAAATTTTACCATCTCTTTAAATGTTTTTTATATAAATATCAATCATTTAACAATCTGTTCAATTCATCCTCCATTTCACCTAAAGAATTCTTTGCTCTGGATAAATTTATATACTCACTTTCAGATACTAAACTACTATTTTCTAATAATATATTCACACTATCTCTATTTGAAGATTCGGGTGTTACTCCCGCTTCTCCACCCGGAGTTGGACCTGGGGGTGGTGGAGCTCCTCCTTCTTCTCCGCCCATTGGAGGTGGTTCAAATCCTCCCATATCTCCACCCATATCTCCGCCAGGAGGTGGTGGTGGAACTGCGGCGGACGCTGCGGTTGTTCCTGTTTGTTGTCCGTATAATTTATCAATATTATCAAATATACCTGTATGAACAATAATGGTTGGTGTATTTGTAAGTTCGGCCGCAACCGCTTTCTCAATCCTTTGTTGTTGTAGATCCAATCTAATCTCTTCATCGGAGAATCCTAAGATATGTTTCTTAGCCCAAGATTGTGACACAGGAGCAATACCTTCAATTCCAGCGACCGCATCTTTATATAATAATATCTTCTCTTTCCAAACATCAATTTTTAACAAATCAGCCTGTGTTGATGGATTAGATAATGCTAATGTAAAGTTAGATAACTCGTCTTCAAAACCCAAAAGAAATAAATGGATAATGGCGATTTTATTCATCTCAGCCAACATACTCTTTTGAATACGATTAATAGTTCTCGCAAAACGAATATCCATCAATGATAGATTTTTACCATCTCCAACAACCTCCTCAAAACCTAAGAACGCTTTTGGAACTCTTAATGCGGTTAATAGTTTCTTTTGAATATACTCAATATCGGCGATTTCCGATAAGTTAGTTGCTCCGGGAAGTGTTGTAATTGGGTCAGGAGCTGCAGCGTCTCTAACAGGTATGAAGTAATCTTGATCAACCGCCATTTGGTTAAATCTCATATCAACATTACCCGTGTTATTATCAACAACTTGAGAACGCTTGAACTTGTTTGCCATACGCTGAACATACGGTTCCACATCCTTATCATCCATATTACCCACGAATATCTTGAACATTCTTCTTTCAGGTGCTCTTGATGTTCTGTAAATTAACATCGCATCTTCAGATAACAATAATTGTTTCCAAATTCTTCTCGCCTTTTCTAACATAGAAGTTCCATAAGGTAACTTTCTATCATCACCCAATAATCTAAAGTGAGCAATCTCCCAAGAATTGAATTCCATATCCTTGGCTTTCCATTTAAATCTCAATCCTGTATTCCTTGGGTCTTGTTCTGTATTTGTAGTTTTTGATGCCATACCCATCTCCAATCTTTCAATCTCAATGTTTGGTAACTGCATACAACCAACAACACCTTTTTCAGTGTCCAATTTTAGGTAGACGAAATTATCGCCATATTTGCAAGCGTTTCTTGTCCACATTGGTAAGTTCGTATTAATATCCAAATTGTTATTAAACAAATCCGATAATATTGATTTTATTCTCTGCGATTCAGAATAAATCTGTAACATATCACCATTTTGGTCAACCGTGGTAGATTCCTCGCCATAGATATCCAACGCTGCGGATATTTCAGGAGTATACTCCATAGATTCAAAATCATAGAATGACGCTAATCTTGTTGGTTCGTAATATGTTGCTTGGGTATATAAATTATTCTCAATCTTAGTCCATTGATTGGATAAGTAGAATGTTTGTTGAGCCTGAAGTTTTTCCTTCTCGTATTGTTGTTTACTGTTTGTTTTTAGTAATTCTGTCTTATCGTATTTGTAGGTCGGATAATCTTGACCTAATAATGAGTAAGGACCGAAGGCTTGGGTTAATCTTTGCCAAACGGTCAAATTTTGATTATTGTTATTTTCCATATAATAAATTTAACTATATCCATAAATAGTTAAACACTAGTATTTTGGATATTTTAATAAATATCACCTTCTACCGCCAAATAACCAACCATAGTCAATATAGTCCTGTCTTGATGCTCCTTGTTGTCTTGGGTCTTGGTATCTTTGTTGTATATTGGGGGATCCTGGATTGAATGAAATTGACTTGGCCGGAGACTCATCAACATTAACCGTCCAAGATTCCAACATTGCTTTTGTATGTTCGGTAACCTTTCCTAATTGACTAAATGAGGATTCACCAACATAAATTGCCATAGCGACCGACATAAGTAAATCATCGTGTTGACCCTTTTGATGGTCAGGTCTACCACCGACATAAACAAAAGTATTCATTTCATTTAATAGACGATTACTATGAATAATAAAATTATGTCTCACCGCCTCCTCAAAGGCCGCAATTATTTGAACTCTCTTACTATTGAAGTTAATTCCCGGTATTTTTTCGTTTTGTTTCGGATCGTATTTCCATTTGTTTTGGTAATCAACACCATCAACATATAAATCTCTGTATCCCAATTCTTGCATTTTTCTAGCGGTGGATACTCCCATTCCTCCTGTTATATCAATAACAACAAAACAAGAATACATATTAGCCCATTTAAATGATATGTCCGCCATAATGTCCGGTGGTATTTTACCAACATATTCGGCAACTTGTTCCCTCTCATCAAAATCTATAATTTGGAATGTAGAATAATCCTCACTATCACCTCTTGATACGTCAATCCCCATAATGTATTTGTGACCAATTACGGGTTCTTTCCATATCCATAAAGAGTTCGCCATCATTTTATTTGTTGGTTCGGAAATAGTATTTTCACGAATCTTGGTGAGCGTCTTTGAATCGAACACGTTATCGCCAGATCCAAGAAAGTTACATTCCAATTCCTGAGAAACCTTTCTCTTATCGTATTTTAACTTCTTAACCATTGATTCAAACCAAGAAGAACAAGGTTTAAATCCGTCTTTAAAGTAAGGTTTTAGTTTTTCGTGGTCACCATTATTTGGTTGATAATGTTCTATTTTTACTACTGAGTCTGATGGGTATTGTTCTTTGTTTAACAGGTAGTGAATAATATCATCCGTTTTAACCAAGAACATATCTTTGGTGTATCTTGGGTCTCTGTACCAAAACATTTCAGATATTTTAAAATCGTTCATTGCTCTTAGAGCCTGATCATAGATTTCATAATAAATGGGGTCATACCCGTTTGGTGTTGAGATTACAATAACTTTACCACCCGTAGATAGTGAAGCCATACAGGCTGACCAAAAATCCGAATCGGCTTCAATGTAAGCGGCCTCATCAAATATTAGTATTGTTGGTGTATATCCACGTAACGCATCCTTAGATGTTGCTACCGCCTTTACTTCACAACCATTTGTTAATTTATAATGTCTCTGTGAATTCTTTTCTTTAGCAAATCCAATATCAACCCAAGACGGCCATTGTTCAATAAACCCTCTGACTTTATTTGCCATCTCTTGGGCGGTATCCAATTTATTTGCAATAATTAGAATCTTCTCAGGTGTTTGTTTTTTTGCGAAGGCTATTTTCTTAGACGCCCAAGCTGCGGTTACGGTGGAAACACCTGCCTGTCTATACTTTAGGGCGATATTCTCGTTATTATTCTCGTAATCATCAAGTAGGGATACTTGATCAGGAAATAACTCCAAAGGAACGAATCTAGATACTGTATTATCATACGTCTGTAAATACGTTTTAAGTGCATAAGGGGTATCCCTCATGCACTTAACATATTCTATTAAAACTTGTTCCTTTGTTATATTTTGCATAAATTAGATTCCAAGACCACTCAAAGAAGGACCTTCGTAATCTTCATCTTCATCTTCATCTTCATTATCACCCCCAAATTGAGAATCAAAATCTTGTTTCTTTAATTCTTCGATTATTTCATCAACCATTCTTTGTAACACTTGTTTTCCTTTAGGATCACCAGACAAAATAAAATTAGATAATTTAAAGAATTGTTTTGGAGTTAAAGATGAAAATCTCATAAACAGATAATGTTGAATATGACGTTTGTCCTCTTCAAAAACTTCATCGGGATATGCCGCTAAGAATTTCTCCCAAAAAATAGGACCTAATCTTAAATCCCATATCTCCGCAGGTAGTGTATCTTCACTTGCGATTACCATTTCTGCTTGACGAGGGTCATCAGGTAATCCGTGAGTTCCGAAAATCTCATATACACCTTTAACCAATTCGTGAATTAACACGGGGAAAGAAGCCCCTCTCGCAATTACCGTCGGTGGGTCTGTTTCTGTATCAACTTCTGATTGACCAACTTGACCTTGACCTGACGCTGCCATACTTGACACCATTTGTTCAGGATAAATCCAATATAAGTGGTCTAACAACGCTTGTGACATACCATAAATCCTAACAAGTTCAGGATTAATGTTCTCAAGTTCGTCGGCAACTAATTCAAACATATAATGTCCTTTTTTAGCGGCTCCACCGATTAATGCGTTAATAAATCTACGCTTAGCTTTCTCTTGGTTAAACTTTTCAAAAGAATCCATAAAAGCCTCCAACTCATCCTGATGTTCATCAGCAGATGCGAATGCATCCTTTACTTCTTCTGCGGAAGGTTCTTCAGCTTCACCCCTCATACCTTCGGCTGATGACATACCACCGTGAATAAGTTTTGCATCAAATTGCATCGCCCCTTCAGGAATTGCCATTTCTTTTTTGACTAACTCAACCGCTAAATTCTCAAGATATTCTTTGTTACGACTTTCAATCTGACCAATTTTACCAAACAACTGCATTGCTGATGACATAAGTGACATCATAACTTGTTGAGGACCACCTTGTATCTTACTAGTGTCACCCAAATATCTTCTAACGTTATTAACCGAATTTTTAAATCTTTCTGATGAAATAAGCTCAACGAAATCTCTATCCATTTTAGGTAACCCTGGATGTTCAGCGTATGGAGTCGTGTTAGATTTAATTTTAAGCTCAATAAATTG